TGTATAAGCTTAAAAGTAATTCTGTATCTACTGACCCTGAAAGAGAACAGGAATCAGAAGTTACTCTTAACTTTGGTAGCGTAGTTGGTGTAGGTATACAGTCTGTTATAGAAGGTAAGTCATTTGATAGAGCAGTATTAGATTGTTTCCTTGAATGGGAAATAGATTTAGATGCTGCTACCGAAAGACAAAATAAGTCTTATTATCGGGCTATCTATGCTGTTAAAAAGTTCTATGACCTATATACATTAGGTGCAATAAGTGACTACGAACTTGTGTATTACAAGGGTAAGCCAGCATGTGAATTATCTTTTAATATTATATTACCTAATGGCTATCGCTATCGTGGTTTCCTAGATGTAGTACTTAGACATAAGGAAACAGGTGAGATAATAGTACTAGAACTTAAGACTAGTAGTGGTATTGCTCAACCTGCTATGTTCCAGAACAGCGGGCAAGCTATTGGTTACAGTGTAGTATTAGATGAACTGTTTCCAGAACTGTCTAGTTATAGTGTTTATTATTTAGTGTATGAGACTCGTAGCTATGAGTATAAACCTATGCACTTTATGAAGTCTTTATCTAAGCGAGCGCAGTGGTTATCTGAAATGCTGTTAGATATAGAGAAGTTAGAACTATATCATAAGTCTGACTTATTCCCTATGCATGGAGAAAGTTGTTACTCTTTCGGTCGTCCTTGCGAATACTTAGGTATATGTGAGCATAGTAACTTACAGCTTACTAAACCTTACACTAACTTAGTTGAAGCGTACGTTAAAGAGGATGAAGGTAAGTACCAATTTAATGTTGACTTCGAAACCTTAATAGAAAGACAGCTGGAGAAAACAAGTGAACATTAAAATTATGGGCTTAGAAACAGTGCAGGAATCTAATACCTGTGTTACGTTTGACGAAGTAGTAGCAGAGTCAGAGAAAGCCATGCTATTTAAGTTTATTGATGCGCAAGGCATACCTACTAACACGTGGTTGCCTAAGAAGATGCTAGCTAACTATCGTGAGGACTTAGCATTAGTGTGGGTATGGGATAAGTTTATTCATGATATAGCTGGCCCAGCACAAACTGACCTTCTTAGGCTTAATGAAGTACCTGCTGATGAAGCTATAGCTACTATCAATACTAGTGCAGCCGATAAGCTTAATGCTATGCAAAGAGGAGATAACCAGTGAGTATGGAAACTTATATACGCACTAAAACCGAGGAGTTATTGGGCGACATACGTATGCAAATAGCTGTAGCTAATAGTATGCACGCAGTTAATCCTGACATTACTGTCTATGTTAATGCTACTGCCGCCAGCTTATTAAGAGGCACATGCAGTTACCCTAAAGTAGCAATACCTAACATAAACGTGGAAGGAGATATAAAAGTGTTTGGTTATACTGGCTGGATTATATCTAATAACACTCACCCTTTGTTTAGAATAGCAGTAGAACCTAAGGAGTAATTAACAATGGCTAAGACTATAGCTAGTCGTAAAGCTGAAAACAAGACTTACCCTAAAGTCATTATATATGGTGCACCTAAGTCTGGTAAATCATTGGGTGCTGGTAAGTTAGCTGAAGAGTATAACCTTATATGGTTTGACTTCGAGAACGGTAGTGAAGTGTTAGAACAACTACCTACTGAATGGCAGGAACGTATACAGTTAGTAAGCATACCTGACACAAGGGACTTTCCTATCGGTATCGAGACTGCACTTAAGGTTGTTAAAGGTAAGTCTAAGATATGTGATGAACACGGTAAAGTTAATTGTATGCTGTGTACTAAGACTGCTAAAGACAGTGACTTATCTGACGACGAGTTATTCACTACTGTGGATGTTAACAACTTACCTGATGATACTATTGTAGTATTTGACAGTCTTACTCAGTTAACTAACAGTGCTATTGCGCAGATTACCCGTAACCAGCCGGATGATTATAAGCTTAATTATGATGATTGGGCGCACCTTGGTATGTTGCTTGACAGATTCTTATCTTATTTGCAGCAAGCTAAGTATAAGGTAGTAGTCATTACCCACGAAGTTGAGTCTGAAACTGAATCTGGTAAGACTATTATAGTACCTCTTGGCGGCACTCGTAACTTTGCACGTAACTTAGCTAAGTACTTCGGACATGTAGTATACGCTGAACGTAAGCTTAAGAAACATGTATTTAGTTCTAGTACAACTGATAGTACTACTGTACTGTCTGGCTCACGTACTAGTGTTGACTTGCAGAAAGACGGAGTAACTAGCTTACTTCCTATATTTACTTCTGCGGATAAAAAGAACAAGAGTTTAAAAGATGTTAAGAAAGATACGACCACTAAGCCCACTACTACTAATACTAAGTCTGCCGATACTGCTACCACTACTAACAGTAGCGCTACTATTAATGACTCAGTAAAAGATAAGTTAGCTGCTTTACGGGCTAGAACTAAAACCTAGTTTCTCCGTGCGCTAAGTTCGCTGGTATACCGAACTATACAATAGTATACGTCTTGCTTTATATTATATTGCATATTAAGTTTAATACCTAGTGTGCAATAACCATGTATAGCAATCAATAGCATACATCTATTTATCAATCCATTAATTTATTAATCCATTTATAGGAATATTATTATGTCAGATATTAACATCGACGAACTATTAGACATCTCTCTAGACGATTTAAACGATTTACCTGAGTTTAAACCTTTCCCTGCTGGCAGTCACTTAATTAAGATGACTATGGATAAGAAAGAAGTTAACGAAAAACCTTGCGTAGAAATTAAGCTTGTCATGGTTGAAACCGTAGAGCTTGCTAAAGAAGTAAGCGAAGACAAGAAATGTGTGGAAGGTGATGAAACTTCTATCTTGTGCGACTTAACTAATGAGTACGGACAGGGTAACTTAAAGGCAATCTGTAAGCCTATTGGTGAAGCGCTTGGTACTTCTAATCTGTCTGAGATTGTGGCATCTGTTAAAGACCTTGAATGTGCGGTAACTACTACCTTACGTAAGGACAAGAACGATCCTGATAAGTTCTACACGCAGATTAAACAGGTTACACTAGGCTAATAGCTTATCGTAATTTAAGTGAGTAGCCCTGTTTAATTACGGGGCTTCTTTATTAAAGATTGTTATTTATAGCTGTCTTTACTAAGGAACATAACCACGGAGATACTACCATGTTTAAGTTAAACTACATTACAATGTGTATTAGAGCTGCAATGTACGGAGTTGTTTATCAGAAGGAGACTAACAATGAAGATAAGTAAAGCTCATTTGTTGGCTGCGTTAAGCAATACACTAACACACAACACTACTGATGGTGCTACTAAGTCTTTATTAACTGTTAGCCTTATCAACACAGATGCTGCTGCACCTAGTAGCACACCTAAGCCTGTTGATACTTACCAGAGTAGGCAACGTAAGAAGAAACTTGCTAAGAGGAAGAAGAAACTGAGACAAAGGAATAAGGGATAGGCTAATGAAAAAGTATCATAGACCTAGTAACAAGCAACGGGTAGCACGTACTAGAAACTTCCAAAAGTTCCAGCTAGCTAGTATGAAAAGTTCACTTAGTGGTATTAATAGTGACTGGCGAAACATAAAGCACCTTGTAGCTGTTAGCCCAGACTACTTAAAAGAGTTACAGAAGTTACGGGAAGCTGAACAGCTGATAAGGCATGTTTTAGGTAGCTGGGATGAAGTAACTGCTGAGTGTATTGCAGTAACAACTAACGAGGAGAAATAGAAACATGAGTACACAACTACAAGTTATGAAAGATAAGTTAGCTAAGATGCGCGCTGAGAAAAAGAATGCTGTAGCTGTAAATAGCAGTGTTCTTTTTTGGGGTACTGGGCATGATAAAGCATACTTACCTATGTTGAAGTCTTGTGTTGGTAGTACTCATGTTATAGTAAACACTACTGCTATTAGTACTCTTACTCAGTTTACTCTACACTGTAAGAGCAAGCACTTAACTAAAGTGTTTACTACCTCTGTACCTTTGTTGAGATTACTACTTAAATGGGATAAGCGGGCTGCACCTAGTCTGTCTAACTATGCAGGTAGTTATTTTAATATAGAGGGTATAGAGATAGTATTCATTAACCCCCTCAAACAACTAGCTACTGTTAGCTACGGCAAGTTTATGGCAACCCGTCATATATCTAAGTTATCTAATCCTGATAATTGGTTTAAACCCCCTGAATTTAAATGGCATGTAATAGATGAACGTAACTACGAGTCCGCTTTAGCATGTCTTAAACAAGATAACTGCCTGTTAATAGGTATTGATGTTGAGACTCTTAAAGACCACACCCGTATTAAGTGCTTATCTTATACTGGCCTGTGGGAAGATAGCAGTGAGCCTAGCGGATACCATACTGAGACTTATGTATTAGCTATAGATAGTATGTTTGCAGTAGAGATAATGCGTAAGTTTAATTGGGACACTAAAGCAGCTAAGGTAATGCAGAATGGTAAGTATGACATAGCTTATTTTGCTAGGTACAATGCACCTGTATATAATTACCAATATGATACTGCTATGATGTTCCATTCGTGGTATGCAGAGTTACCTAAAGACTTAGGTTTCCTTAACAGCTTCCTTATTCGTGAGGCTTATTACTGGAAAGACTTATCAGATACAAATGACTTGTATGAATACTATCGCTATAATGCTCTTGATACTTGGGGTACTGTTATGGCGTGTGTTGTCATGTTAGCAGAAATGCCAGATTGGGCTATTAAGAACTATAAAGATGAGTTCCCGCTAACATTCCCTAGCCACATGTGTGAGTTACGTGGTATAAAGCGTGACATTAGTAGGATGGAAGAAGCCTATAAACAAGGTGATAGTATACGTGCAGAATACCAAGCTAGATTAGATACAGTATTAAGTACCCCCGAAGGCTCTGAATTTAATGTAAGTTCGCCTAAGCAAATGAAGCAACTATTATTTATATTAGGTTGCGGTGACTTAAAGTCTGCTGATGAAAAAAGTCTAAAGAAGGCTATGGATAGAAGTCCTATTAATCAACGTATATTAGGTTATGTATTAAACATACGTAAGATTCGTAAGGAACTATCTACATATATAACAGTAGGTAAAGAGTTCCAAGAAAAGAATAAAGATAGAATACTATTCTCTATTAACCCACATGGCACTGATACAGGCAGACAAGCTAGTAGAGAACATGCTTTTTGGTGTGGAGTTAACATACAGAATATACCTAGAGGTGGTGCAGTTAAGTCTACTTATGTAGCAGATGAAGGCTTTGCTTTATTTGAAGTAGACTTAGAACAAGCTGAATCGCGGGACACTGCTTATTTAAGTGGTGATACTAACCTTATTAATGCGGTTGAACACTCACCTGATTTTCACAGTGCTAATGCTAGTGCTTTCTTCGGTATACCCTTTGAAGATATATTCGATGTTAAGGCAGGCAAAGTACTTAATAAACCATTACGACAATTAGCTAAACCTGTTAACCACGGTGCTAACTATAACATGGGAGCCTACGTATTAATAGATACTATGGGTGTTGCTCATATATGGTTAGCTAAAGAGTTACTAGCTTTAAATAAATTCTTCTCTGCTGTGCAGGTGGCTGAACATCTGTTAGAACAATTCCACAAGGCTTACCCCAAAATAAGAGCTGTATTTCATAAAGGTGCTATTAAAGAAGTATTACTTACTGGATTACTACGCTCTCAAGCAGTTCACCATAACTGGACTGAAACTAAAACCATGCTAGAAAACCCCTCTATTAAAGATAAATGGAACTCTGAATGGGAACATATGTATACCGAAGCTGGCGGTGCTTGGACTAGAAGGTGCTTTAAAGACCCTAGTAAGTCTAAGACAGCGGCTAACGCTTACATAGCACACCCACCACAATCCTTAAATGCAATGACACTAAATAAATCATTTATTACAGTATATAAAGATATAGCAATCAATCCTAAGTATAGCGATAATTTCAAGTTAATAGCACAAGTTCATGATTCCATAATAGGGCAGTATAGATTAGGTCATAGTTATTTAATGGAGATGGTCAGAGAACGTATGGAAGTACCAGTAACTATTAAAGGTTACGATAAC